GATCGTTTTCATGATCAACCAGAAGAATTTATTTTGGCAGTTGCGCCGAAGGTGGCGGGTGATGATGTTTATGCAGCAATTGACTGGGAAGAGATTACTAGGTAATGACTATGGCAGCTCGCAAAACTCCAAGCTATGTGTATGAATCAGGTGAAATTGACTATTTCCAACTGATCGAGGATCGCAGAGTGGAAACCGAACAACACATCGAGAAACTTCACATAAGGATCAATGGTTTGAAAGACGAACTCTACGAAGAGATCGCTGACTCCCATAAAGAGATTATGCAAGAAATTCGTGAGATGAAAACCGAGCAGCGTGAACATGCCGAAGCAGAATCAAAGGGTCTGCAGAACATCAACAATCGTTTAAGTGATCTTGAAACGATGAAATGGGTCGTTATTGGTGGTGGAGTTGCCGTTGGGTGGCTGCTACTCGGTGGTCTAGACGCACTGAAAAATCTTTTGTCATAAATTGTTTGTCTTTAGATCCGTTTCAGTGTATAATCACTGAATGGATTATATTGACACCAAGTACATTCAACTTGTCTCTGCCTCTCTAGAAAACTTCAAGAACAAGGGCAATGGCGTATATAACATGCGTTGCCCATTCTGTGGAGACTCACAGACCAACAAGTCTAAGGCACGAGGATACATCTTCCAAAAGGAAGGCAATCCAATCTACAAGTGTCACAACTGTGGGAAGGGTGCTACGCTTCCCAACTTTCTCAAGCATGTCAACGGTCAACTCTACAAAGAGTATGCGCTAGAGAAGTTCTCCGGAAGCGAGAGAAAGACTCCTGCGATTCCCAAGACCAAAACCGAACTGCGTTTCAAGAAGCGACCAGAATATCTCAAGACTCCGCTTGGTAATCTAAAGAAAGTGTCTCAACTGGATCCCGAGCATCCAGTCAAACAGTATGTGCTTGGTCGAAAAATACCGCAACGGTTTCATTATAAATTATTTTATGCACCGAAGTTCTATGCCTTCGCCAAGCAGTTTGCTCCATCTAAGTTCCAAGATATCGAGAAAGATGAACCTCGCCTAATAATCCCATTCATTGATAGGAACAAACAATTGATTGGGTTCCAAGGCAGAGCGTTCGGCAAGACATCGCTGCGATATATAACAGTGAAACTAGATGAAGATGCACCGAAAGTATTTGGTGCAGATAGTATTGATCGGAGCAAAACAGTCTATGTGGTTGAAGGACCAATTGACTCCATGTTCCTAGATAATGCAGTTGCGATGGGCGGAGCAGACCTTACTGCGGATGCACTACATATGATTGGAACAACTGATCTTGTGTTTGTGTTTGATAACGAACCACGCAACAAAGAAATTCTAAAAAGGATTGAAAAGATCATTGATTTAGGTTATAGTATATCTCTCTTCCCAGACTATGTAAAAGAAAAAGACATCAACGACATGGTGCTTGCTGGAAGAGACGTCGATGAAATTCAAGCGATTATAAGTAATAACACCTTCAAAGGTCTAGCAGCGAAGGCGAAGTTAAGTGAATGGAGAAAAGCATGAGTGTAAGAACATGTGAGTTATATAATGAAGATAATGATCGTAAGGCAGTAATCTTTGTTGATAAAAGTTTAGATAAAGATGTGTGGTGCGTTGATTGTTATGAAGGCGCACACTTCGTAAGATTGATTGAATGTGAAGGGCATACTGAACAATATGCCTATGACGCAGCAGAAAACTGGGTGAATAAGTGGGGGAGTTTTGAATGAATGTTAAATTGGTTTCATACAGTCAGCCAAGCAAAGAGTTTCTGACTGAAGGATTAGAGAATGTCCAAGATCTTATCGCCTACTGTGCTAGAGTTAGCAATCCAAGCAATCAATTTAACACAGAAACTTCCGAACGACTCATTAGATATCTGGTTAAGCACAAACATTGGTCACCGCTGGAAACAGTATCCGCCTGCCTTGAGATTGAAACTACTCGAGACATTGCGAGACAGATCCTACGCCATCGTTCGTTCTCATTTCAAGAATTTAGCCAGCGATATGCCGATCCAACTCAGGACTTGTCTTTTGTGGTTCGAGAAGCAAGACTACAAGATACCGTCAATCGACAGAACAGCGTAGAGTTGGACATGACTGATGACGATAATCGTCGTCTTCAGTATCAGTGGGAACAACATCAAAAGAATCTGATCAAAGCAGCACAAGACGCATACTCTTGGGCAATTGAACACGGCATCGCCAAAGAACAGGCACGTGCAGTTTTGCCTGAAGGTCTGACGATGTCACGCATGTATATGAATGGAACACTTCGCAGTTGGATTCACTACATCGATCTGCGCAGTTCAAATGGAACGCAAAAGGAACACATGGAAGTTGCTCGTGCCTGTGCTAAGGTAATCGCAGACATCTTTCCAATGGCTGATTCTTTTGTAGAAGAATAACAAGGGGTAATTATGGCAAGGGAACATCTTGGCATCAACATCGATGTCAGGAGAGATAAGAGTCTCTCAGATCAGGCATTCAAACTTTTAACAGACTATTACTGTCGCAAAGAAGAGAAGTCACCGCAGGAAGCGTTTGCTCGTGCGGCAGTAGCATACTCAGCAGGCGACATGGAGTTGGCTCAACGCATCTATGATGCGGCAAGCAAGGGTTGGTTCATGTTTAGTTCACCAATCCTTTCCAATGCTCCATTACCGAATGAAAAAGCCAAAGCATTACCGATCTCTTGTTTCCTCGCATATGTCCCCGACTCACTTGAAGGACTCATTGACCACACCGCAGAGCTTCGTTGGTTGTCTGTTAAGGGTGGCGGTGTCGGTGGTCATTGGAGCGATGTTCGTTCTATTAGTGACATTGCCCCTGGTCCTATTCCTTTCCTTCATACAGTTGATGCTGACATGACAGCATACAGGCAGGGTAAGACTCGCAAGGGTTCCTATGCTGCCTACATGGACATCTCTCATCCGGACATTATTGAGTTCATCAATATGCGTATTCCGACTGGCGATGTCAATCGTAAGAATCTGAATCTGCACCATGCCGTTAATCTTACTGATGACTTCATGATGGCAGTTATGGATGGCGGAATGTGGGATCTTAAGGATCCAAATGAAGGTACGATTCGTGAGTCTATGCCTGCTCGTAAGTTGTGGGAACTGCTACTTGAAACTCGTTATCGTACTGGTGAACCTTATCTAAACTTTATTGATACCGCAAATCGTTATTTACCTGAAGCGCAAAAGAAACTTGGATTGAAGATCCACGGTTCTAACCTCTGCAATGAAATTCATCTTGCAACCAATGAGGAAAGAACTGCCGTGTGTTGTTTGTCCTCACTTAATCTGGAGGAATACGATGCATGGAAAGACACTACTTTGGTTGGCGACCTTATTAGGTTCCTTGATAATGTTCTTCAGTTTTTCATTGACAATGCTCCCGATACTATTAGCAGGGCTCGGTATTCCGCTGAACGAGAGCGATCTCTTGGTTTGGGAGCAATGGGTTGGCACTCTTACCTACAAAAACACAACATTGCCTTCGAGTCCTCTGATGCCCTAGTTATGAATGAAGCAGTGTTTGGTCGCATTCAACAGCAAGCAATTACTGAATCATATCAGTTAGCAACAGAGCGTGGTGAAGCACCTGATATGAAGGGAACTGGTTTGCGTAATGCTCATCTGATTGCGATTGCTCCAAATGCGAACAGTTCTTTGATCGGTGGCACTTCACCATCTATTGAACCATGGAAGGCAAACGCATTCACCAGTCGTACTCGTGCTGGTTCACATCTAACAAAGAACAAATATTTGGAGGCATTGCTTGAGAAACTTGGCAGGAATGACGACAAGACTTGGTCGTCAATTATCACCAACGGTGGATCCGTTCAACACTTTGACTGGTTGGACGATCAATCAAAGGCAGTGTTTAAGACAGCAATTGAGATTGACCAGGATTGGGTTGTACGCCAAGGTGGAGAACGGCAGAAGTATCTTTGTCAGGGGCAGTCGCTAAACATCTTCTTCCCTGCTGGAGCAACCAAAGCATATCTGCATAAAGTACATATGGATGCTTGGCGTTATGGAACAAAGGGTTTATACTATCTAAGAACCGAAACAAGTAATCGTGCTGAGAATGTTGCACAAAAGATTGAAAGAGAAAGACTAAAAGAATTCGTAGAGGTAAATGAAGATGAATGCCATGCTTGCCACGCCTGAGATTGAAATCTATACAAAGGACAACTGCCCATACTGCGTACAAGCAAAGACTTGGTTGACGCAGCACGGTTTCAGTTACACTGAGAACAAGTTGTACAATGAGGAGCAACTGCTTGCTTTTATGCAGAAGTGTAATGGCGCACGCACCGTTCCTCAGATTATCATCAACAACAAGTTGATTGGTGGTTACAGCGAGTTGATGAAGATTGGTGATAGTCTTGTTAAGAAGCAAGGTGGTGGGTTGATGGAGTTCTCAAAGACCTACAAACCATTCTACTATCCATGGGCAGTAGAGATTACTCAGCGTCATGAGAAAGCACATTGGATTGAAGACGAACTGGATCTGTCTGAAGACGTGACTGACTGGAAGGGTGGTCGTGTTTCTCCTATCGAAAAGGAATACATTACCAACATTCTGCGTCTGTTCACTCAGTCAGATGTTGCTGTTGGTCAAAACTATTATGATCAATTCATTCCGAAGTTTAAGAACAACGAAGTGCGTAACATGCTGGGTTCGTTTGCTGCTCGTGAAGGCATCCATCAGCGTGCCTATGCGTTGTTGAATGAAACACTTGGTCTGCCTGACTCAGAGTATCATGCGTTCCTTGAGTATAAAGAGATGACTGACAAGGTTGACTTCATGATGGATGCTGATCCACATACTCAAAAGGGTCTTGGTCTTGCGCTTGCTAAGACTGTATTCAACGAGGGTGTTGCGTTGTTTGCTTCATTCGTTATGCTGCTCAACTTCCAACGCTTCGGTAAAATGAAGGGCATGGGCAAAGTTGTAGAGTGGTCTATCCGTGACGAATCAATGCATGTTGAAGGCAACTCTAAACTCTTCAAAGCATTCTGTAATGAGCACTCTCGTATTGTTGATGATGAGTTTAAGGCAGACATCTATAAGATGGCAAGACAAGCAGTTAAACTGGAAGACAAGTTTGTAGAACTTGCATATAAGATTGGTGATGTTGAAGGATTGACTCAAGATGAGGTCAAGCAGTATATTCGTTACATTACCGATCGCCGTTTGCTGCAGTTGGGATTGAAACCAAACTTCCATGTGAAGGATAATCCATTACCATGGTTGGAGTGGGTATTGAATGGTGCTGATCATACAAATTTCTTTGAGAATCGAGTAACTGAATATGAAGTTGCAGGTCTTAAAGGGTCTTGGTCAGAAGCATATCAATAATAATAAATAACCATAATAAACCAACGGAGTAAATCTTATGTCTGAAATTGTGTACGAACTCGTATGTGATGCGTGTGGTGCGGATTATCAGATCAATTACATTGATGGCATTGTGAATCATAATGAACCGATGTACTGCCCATTCTGTGGTGCAGATATTGATTTGACTGATGTGGAAGAAGAATCTGAAGTTGAAGATACTGAGTTCTTTGATGAGCTTGACTTCGAAGACGACTGAAGAGTATAATAATCCCTGGACTTTTAATAACAAACCTTTTACATCAGCAGACATCGGTATCTTCGTTGGGTTCGTGTACTGTATTGAATCGTTGATTGATGGGAAACTTTATATTGGTCGAAAGTATTTTTACTCGAAGCGAAAAGCAAAAGGCAAAACACGCCGAGTAAAGAAAGAGTCTGATTGGAAATCGTATTATGGATCAAGCGAAATCCTCAAAGAGCGAGTCAAAGAGTTTGGGCATGAAAGCCACAGACGAATCATACTGTCGTTACACAAAACGGAAGGTGATTGCAATTATGAAGAGGTGCGGCAACAGTTCCTCCATAATGTCCTCGAAGATGAACGATTCCTAAACGAAAATATCAACGGTAAATGGCACCGTAAGCCACAGCATATACTTGAAGGCAGATTATATAATGGAGAATATGAATTATGAGTGAAATGATTAAGTTGTTCGTTGGTTGCGCTCCTAATGGTGAAGACGCTGAATCACAAATGGTGCTTGAGTACACGGCACGCAAGCATTCCTCTCTACCTATTGACATCACATGGATGAAGCACACCACCGATGAAACCAGTCCATGGTATGGATGGGATTCTCGCACTTGGGCAACTCCATTCTCTGGTTTCCGTTGGGGTATTCCTGCTGCTTGTAACTATGAAGGACAAGCAATCTATATGGATTCAGACATGATTATCCTTGCTGATCTCGCCGAACTCTGGAATAATCCATGGAATGATAGAGCAATAATCCAAATGAAAGGTGACTGGCGTACCTGTGTTGCCAAGTGGAATTGTAAAAGAGCGAAGGATGTTTTGTTGCCTTTGAATCGTATGAAACTGATTCCTGACGCACATCAGCGTATGTTTAGAATGGTTCAAGCGAATCCTGAACTTCAGCAGTCATTTGATCGTCAGTGGAACAACTTCGATGGCGAGAATGATCCGCTTGACCAGATTAAGATTCTGCATTATACTGATATGAGTACGCAACCTCACGGCAAGTATGCAACGACTCGTCTTGAAGCAGAGGGTCGTAAGCATTGGTTTGATGGTGAGTTCCGTGCTCATCGTAGACCTGATGTTGAAGCATTGTTTGATAAGTATTATAATGAAGCGATTGCGTCAGGTATGATGGCAACGGATTACTATTCAACTGATCCTAGCACTTGGGTTAAGTATGAAAAAGAATCACAAGCAGGATACACTGCTTCTAATGGATTCGATGTGACAAAAGGACAATAATGAATTATGGACAGTTTCCGTCTGGACCAGTGGTCTTTGCGGCATGTGATGACAAATACTTTCTAGAACACGCACCAGCACTCGTTTATTCTTGCGACAAAGTTGGTAAGGATGTTCACATTCATGTGGTGAATATAACTGAAGAGTGTAGAAAACTCGCAATCACAATGGATGCTAGAACCAAAGTCAACTTCACCATGACTTGGGAAGATGTTGACTTTTCTAATATGGATTCACAATCCCAACGAGCATTCTACGCATCATTACGATTCCTTCGTGCGCCAATGATTCTTGAGTATGCAAGAAGAATGCTGATCGTTGATGTTGATTGTATGATCATGAATGACTTTGATTTCCCAGATAAACCACTAGGATACTTTCCACGTGAATCGCTACCAGGCACAGTTGGTTGGGAGCAAGAAGGCACGAAGGTAGCAGCAGGTGCAGTTTATTATGATGTTGATGCTTGGTCTATTGCGAATGAAGTCAAGGAAGTATTAAAAGAACTTCCATTCCAGTGGTTCAATGATCAGATTGCACTGAATACCGTATTCAGTAAAGTGCCTGATGATATGGTTGAGAAGTTTGACAATCAATTTATGGATTGGGAGTTTGTGAAAGGCACTACAATCTGGACTGGCAAAGGTCCACGCAAGTACGACAATCCAATCTATGTGGCGAAGAAGAAGGAATATACAGAATGCTTACTGTCGTAACATTTAAGTGGGAACCGCTAAAGGGACAACTCGAGTCAATTCCTACGCAAAAAGGTGCATCCAAGGTTGACTATGGATTCGAACATGTACTGCGCCACTACAACATGGTGAAGCGTAATCTACATATTCCATTCAACTATGTACTGATCACGGATCATAAAGAATCAGAACTACCTGAAGACATTCGTCAGTTTGACCTTTGGAATACGCATCGGCAGTTAGGTGGTTGCTACCATCGTCTGTTTACATTTGCACCTGAGTTTGAGGAGTATGTGGGTGAACGATTCGTACAGATGGATCTGGATATGATCATCACAGGTGACATCACTTCATTACTTGACCGAGAAGAGGATTTCGTTTATTATAGAATGAAAGGTCCAGATGGTACAGGTTGGCGTATGAACAACGGTATGTACATGATGAATACTGGCGCACGGTCATTCGTATGGGAAACCTTCAACGAACATCCACGCAGAGCAATGTCTAAGCGTGTTGGCAACGGTACAGATCAGGGTGTCACCAACTCATTGCTAGATTTGGAAAACGAAGCACATTGGACACAGGGCGATCAGATCTATGACATGCGTCAAGACTTTTTGGAAACTGGAAGAAAAGAATTGCCCGAAGATTGTCGTATTGTAATGTGGCCTGGACCACGTGATGCAATCAAGAATCCTGAGTGGGCAGATAATTATCCGTGGATTACTGAGCATTATAAATGAGAATTAAGATTATTGGATCAGGATGGTTTGGTTGCCATCTTGCTTTGTCATTGTTAGAAGATGGTCATGAGGTAGAACTCCACGAGATCGCTGATGGTATCTTTACTGGTGCGTCTGGTAAGATTCCTGCTCGCTTGCATCTTGGTGCACCACATTATCCTCGCTCAATGGTTACACAGCAGGCATGTAAGGATCATCAAACTGACTTCCTCGCCAAGTATGGTAATCTCACTCGTGCTGTTCCAATCAACATCTATGCGATTGCCAACGATCACTCGATGATAGACTTTGGTACATACCATCTTGTACTGAAGAATCAGATTGAGATTCTCACCATTCACGATCCAGCAGAATTTGGATTGCAGAATGTGGAGGGTGCAGTCATGACTGGTGAACGCCATATCGTTATTGACAAGGCAAAGAGATTCTTTGAAGAGAAACTCAAAGATGTATTTGTATTCAATTCGAATGATATGTCTGAAGAGGGTTGGGACTATGTGATTGATTGCACCTTCTGTGCAAACGATGAGTACATGATCGATCGGTTTGAACCTTGCCTTGTGCCATTGCTCGAGGGCGAAGCATACAAGGCAGTTACGATTATGGATGGTCCATTCCCAAGTTTGTATCCATGGAATGAAGACTCCAATCTGCTCAGTCTATCTTCTGCTAAGTACACTCCATTCAGCAAAGAATGTAAGACGTGGGGAGAAGCAAGATTATTACTTGATAATCTATCCAAGGAAGAGATTAAGAAGCAAGCAGATGATATGATCCAAAGTATGGCACACTTCTATCCTCACGTTAATGACTTCAGAGTGGTCGACTATATGCTTTCAATTAGAGCGATGCCATTGTCAGCAGCAGACACTCGACTGGTTCATGTAGTCAAACAATCAGACAAACGCATTCGTATTCGTTCAGGTAAGATTGACGCTGTGATCGAAGCAGAGCGTGAGATTAAGAGAATGATTTATGAGTGATGTGATCATTACTGGTATTCGCAGCAACATCGCTCTGGAGTTTGTCAAACTTCTAAGTGGCGAAACAGTGCATGGTATTCGTGTTGAAGACATCGATGAATATCTTACCGCAGATCGATATGTTTTCTGTCAAGGGTTTCTGGTTCCAAAAAGAGGAACAGACCAAAGTGTAGAAGAACAATACAAATCTGAATATATCAATTACTCCAGTATTGTAGAGGCAGTTGATAAGATTATGTTGATCAATCCAAATGCAAGAGTTTGTATTCTTGGTTCAGAGAGTGGATATAAGGGTTCGTTTGATGACAACTATGCTCATTGGAAAATGAAGATTCACGAATATATTGAGTCTAAAGAATTGAAACCCAATCAACAGTTAGTCGGTATTGCACCAAGTATCGTTGAAGATACTGCAATGACGCAGAATAGAACTGATCTGGATAATCTAAATCGTAGAAGAGAGAATCATCCAATGAAGAGATTCCTGAAATCAGAGGAAGTCGCAAGAATGATTTACACGCTGCTCTACGAACAACCGTATATCAACCGAACAATTATTCGTATGCATGGGGGAGAAGTATGACAGTCCATACTTGTACATTGATGTGGGGAACAGCATGGGAACGATATGGTTCCATTTTTGCAGAAACCTACACAAAGCATTGGGATAAAAGCATTGATCTAACAGTGGTAACAGATAAACCACTAGACTTCCCAAGAGCGAAACAAATTAGTCTGAAGACTTTACCAGACTATGAATACTTCACAAACAAATGGAAACAAATGTATGTGAAGAAAGAGGGTATCCGCCCACAGGATGGATGGAAGTACGATGCGATGAAGTGGATGCCGCAAGCATTTACACCAAAGGCAGTATTGGAAGCAAATAAAAACTGGGTGGATGGAGATATTCTAGTTTGGATGGATGCTGACTGTGAGTTCTATGCAGATGTGAATGAGTCGTGGGTGGAGAAAGTATTGGGTGATGCGGAAGCAGCAACTCTACAGCGACCACCGATTCACTCGGAGATCGGTTTTTATGCCATCAGACTTTCAGAGCGGACGAGAGGAGCGTTATATCGGTTCGCCGACCTATACCTATCCTATGATTTGTTCGACTATCCAGAGTGGCACAGTGCCTATGCCTGGGACATCGCCATGGAGGAGTACGGCATTCAAATTAAGAATCTCAACCCCACCAATCGCTGCGACCACGTTTTCCCCGAATCCGTCCTCGCCGAGAAGATCAACCACAAAAAAGGGCATCGGAAACCAGGAGGCGGATAAGTTATTGATTTTGCAAGAGAAATCCCCTTCTAAATCAAACACTTAGCACCATAGGAAAATTTATGGGGTCATACAAAATTTGTATAAGGAGATTTGCCTTCTAAATCAACAACTTAGGAGGGGGGCATGTAAGTTATTGATTTTATGGCTTTACTTTCGTCGCAGGATCGGATATAATATGTGCATTGATTGAGAGAAAACAACTGAGAGAGGACTATATTATGCTATCACGTCAAACCTGGAACAACTACAATACCTTCACTGGTTACTCACCGAGCAAGTTGCTCGAGATGTACGCTGACATCGACAATCGCAACGGTGTGATCTTCTGGTCAACTTCACCAAATGCTAACAATCCGAATGAGGACATGCTGAACGATTGGTTCGAGATGGATCTGATCACTGAGAAGGAACTGAACATGACCGTCGCTGCTTCGATTGTAGCGAAGGATGCGTTCCTCAGTGCCTACATCCGCAATCACTCTGGTCCAGCTTCTGATGAAGAGAAGTTTGAGATGCGTGCTGCCTTCGGTGAAGGTGAGCGTGTTGTGAATGTACTGACTGGTCGTGTGACTCAGCTTTAATAGGAGAGAGATTATGAGATATTCGTATATGAATTTAATGTTCAAAGACTTGAAAGTGGGCGATCGGTTCTTTGTGAACGGTAATCATTACACCAAGCAAAGTTCTCGGACTGCTATGATGAATCAAATTTTTGAGACAGACAAACCTACTGGACAGTGGTTTTATTTTGGTGGGAAAGAAATTGTGAAGTTATTGTAAGGAGAGAGATTATGATTCGCTTTTTTACTGGTTTTATTTTGATGCTTGGTGCTGTTGGCAGCATCGAAAACGAAAATGCTAGTCTGATGACTGGAATGGCTTTGGTTGCTCTTGGTCTGATTCTGATGGCTTGGACTGTGATTGATGGGACGATGAGTAAGTATGACGCTTGATTCTGTAAAATGGGCTGCTACCATCACGCTGATCGTGTCGGTCGGTCTGAATGGGCTGGGATTGTATCCTCATGGACCAATCGTACAGGTTTTGGGTGGTACGCTCTGGCTCATCGCTTCGCTTAAGATGAAAGACAAGCCATTGATCGTGACTAATGGGTTGATGACTTTGGTTGGTATTCTTGCTTTGGGGTACAGTTACTATGAAGGTTGAAACAGCAGAGTTGATTTTTTTGGTGATTCCAACTATACTTGGATCGTTGTACATTATGTACAGACTTTTTGAATACATTATAGGAGCATAAAATGGCAAAAGCAGCTGGTGGTATTGGTAGTGTTCTTCGTGGACATGTTCTCAATAACAAAAAGACCTCAATTGGTCGTGGTAATGTCAAGTTTTCTTCGATGAATAAATCTAAGAAAGCATCGTT